ATCAGCATAGCGATAATCAACTTAGGTTTGGGCTTCCTTCTAGGCTCATTGCTAAGACATTTGTTTTCAGACTCATCTACGGAGGTAGTGCTTACAGTTATGCTCATGACGTTAATTTTACTGGTGTATCTACATCTGAATCTTTCTGGCAGAATGTTATAGATGAGTTCTATAAAAAGTATAATGGGTTAGCAAAGTGGCATAAGTTAATTGTCGATCAAGCCATTCGGGATCGCCAACTAACTATGCCTACGGGTAGAGTTTATAAGTATGAACCAGAAGTAAAGTATGGTAAAGTCAAATGGCCTCGCACGAAAATCTTAAACTATCCAGTACAAGGATTAGGTGCAGACCTGATGGCAATAGCAAGAGTGTCTTTAGCCAATAGGCTTAAAGATGTAGCAGGAGTTAAACTTATTAATACTGTTCATGATTCGATAATACTTGACTATGATGATAAAGTATGCGATAATAATAGTATAGTAAGTTTAGTTGATAAGTGTTTTATGGATATTCCAACTAACTTTAAGAAGTTGTTTGGAGTAGATTTTAACCTTCCTATGCGGGTCGAATGTCAAGTTGGACCTAACTGGGGTAACATGGAGATAGTTAATGTTAATTAATATTGTAGATATTGGTGCACCAAATAGCAAGACAACTAAGAACGGTAGATCTTATCAAGAAATTGAAGTTACTTATAAGAACGAACAAGGTCAATTAGGTAACAAAAAGCTTATCTCATTTAGTAATCCTAGTGTGTTTAATCACATTAAAGATTTAACTAAAGGTGATCAGATTAATGTTACAACAACTAAAGATGCTGCAGGTTACTGGCAGTGGACTGGTATTGGTGGTGATGCTTCAACTCCTTCTACTAGTACTCAATCTAAACCAGCACAAGCTGGTGGTCGTGTAACTGGTAGTAACTATGAAACTAAAGAAGAACGTGCCGCCAGGCAAGTCTATATTATTCGTCAGAGCAGTATTTCCTCTGCGGTTGAACTCTTAGGTGCAGGTAAAAGTGTAGATGAAGTATTGGCTGTAGCTAAGAAGTTTGAAGAGTATGTCTTTGCTAAGGATCCTAATCCTACTAAAGAAGTAAACTTTGATGACTTAGAGGATGATATCCCAGTATAATGAAAGCACTTATTGATGCTGATATCGTAGCGTATAGGGTTGCCTGTACGCTACAAGATGATGATGACAAAGCCTTTGCATACGCTAGGACAGAAGATCTAGTAGATCAAATCCTAGTGAATACAGAGGCTGAGTCTTATCGTCTATTCCTAACCGGCAAGGATAACTTTAGATATACAATATACCCTGAATACAAAGCTCATAGACCTAAAGAGAAACCTGTCTGGCTAGAACCTATCAGACAATATTTAATAGCTACGTTCAATGCAGAAGTAATCGATGGCATGGAAGCTGATGATGCCATGGGTATGAACCAACAAGATGGGACAGTTATATGTTCTATTGATAAAGACTTACTAATGATTCCCGGTAAGCATTATAACTTTGTTAAGGATGAGTTCTATGATGTCACTGAGTTTGAAGGCTTAAAGCATTTCTACAAGCAGTGTCTTATGGGAGATCGTTCTGATAATATTAAAGGGATAGAAAAGATTGGGCCTAAAAAAGCTGACAAGCTTTTAGAAGCCTGTACTACTGAGCAAGAACTATTCAACGCTGTCAGAGAAGCTTATAGCAACGATGACGAGTTTAAAATGAATGCAAGAGTTCTTTGGATAAGACAAACTAATAGAGAGGATTGGCTAGATGATTATAAGAGACTGTATGCAGAATGACGATGGGTCCTTGGACTTTGACTTTCATGTAGACCCTAAAGAAGCAGCATTCTTAATGGACTATGCAATCAAAGAACTAGTTCGCAGAGGTGTGTTCACTGTAGCAACAGAAGTTGCGGAACAAGAGTTAGATTTATTTAAACAGGAAGGCGGTCAGGTCAATTGATATTGGTCCTGATTACTATTGCAATCATAACTAATTTAATACGGCTAGATTAGTTATTACTACTATCATAATTTCGGGGGCGATCAATGATTAATAATTGGGTTTTAAAAGCATTTCTAGGTCTGGTACTAATCCTTAATCTGTTTTGGATTGGTTTAGTAATTGACAGATTGGTCGCTCAAGATTGGCGATATTTACACTACAAATACAACGAGAATGCAATTGTCACTATCTCTAATGTTGATTGCTTTATTCCGGAACTTCAAGGACCTTATCCTTGGGCTGCGATAGCAACAAGAATTGATGGTGAAAGATTGTTAGGTTGTTACAATCACGAAGGTGATAACATTGTAATTCAATGGTGGAAAGGTGATAAGAGTATCTTTAATGCAGACCTCTTTAAACTTGATCCTAATTTAGATAAACTTTATAAAACTAAACCAACAGTATAAGGATAACAAATGAGTAAAGGTAATTCACCCGCATTCCCATGTCAAGATAATAAGAAACAAATCTGGACAGGTATGAACCTTAGAGACTACTTTGCACTAGAAGCTATGAGTGCAATCATAGAGTCTGCTACATTACTTAAATGGGAAGACATTCCTAAACGCTCTTATAAATTAGCCGACATGATGTTAAGTGAACGTGAGAATTATAAGTGAACTGGACAGAAGGTAGACGAAAGTCTTTTATAACTAGTGTACTAAGAAGTGGCTATCGGAGGTGGCCTCCTAAGTATGAAACACTCAAAGAAGCACAAACAGGAAAGAAAATCAATGAGAAAACTAAGAGACTCGCAATGCACTACAAATGTAAGAAGTGTAAAGAAGACTTCCCTGCTAAGGAAGTTCAAGTCGACCATATTAAACCTGTGGTGGACTCTAAACAAGGATTTAAGACCTGGGATGTTTTCATCGACAGGCTCTATTGCGAGAAAAAGAACTTACAAGTCTTATGCAAGACATGCCACTCCGAGAAAACCTTAAAAGAAACAAAACAAAGGACAAAGAAATGAGTAAGATATTACTATTAGATATTGAAATGGCTCCTAATGTAGCCCACGTGTGGGGTATATGGGATCAGAACATTGGTATCAATCAGTTACAAGAGTCATCTTATGTCATGTGCTATGCCGCTAAATGGTATGGTGATAAGAAGATGATATTTGACTCTGTTAAGAAGTCTGGTGAAAAGAAAATGTTAGCTGGTATACATAAGCTTCTAGACGAAGCTGATGCAGTAGTACACTACAATGGTAAACGTTTTGACATACCAAGTCTTAATAAAGAATTCTTACTTCATGGTATGTTCCCACCAGCACCCTTTAAAGAGATTGACTTATTGACTGTAGCTAGGGGTAGATTTAGATTTGTATCTAACAAATTAGACTACGTAGCACAGTCATTAGGTTTAGGTAAAAAAACTGAACATAGTGGCCATGAGTTATGGGTACAATGTATGGCAGGTATTCCTAAAGCTTGGAAGACTATGGAAGAGTATAACAAGAACGATGTTATCCTTCTAGAGAAGGTTTATGAACGTTTTAAACCTTGGATTAAGAATCATCTTAATCGTAATCTAGTTGAAGGTACTGACTTATGTTGTCCTACATGTTCATCTACTAACTTCCAACGTCGTGGCTTTAACATGACAGCGGCAGGTAAGTATCAAAGATATCAATGTAGAACTTGTGGTAACTGGTTTAGAGATAATAAGAATCTTAAACCTAAAGGTTCAACAAAGCTTGTCAATGTTTAAGAAAGGTGATATAATATTATGAGTGCTTTAAATAAACAAATAGCAGGTAATCATTATAAAAGCTTTGCTATACAACCTATTGAGTTTATAACTAAAAACAATTTACCATTCATTGAGGGAAACATTATTAAATATATTTGTAGATGGCAAGACAAAGGTGGTGTGGAAGACCTTAATAAGGTCATTCATTATGTTGAATTATTAAAAGAATTGAAGACATAATATGTTAACGTTAGAAGAACTAAAAGAGAAGTTAGCAGAACAGATTGATGAGATTACTCTTTTAGATATACTGGGTATTACATCTTATGACCTTGTTGAAAGGTTTGAAGATATAATAGAAGATAAATTTGAGAAACTAGAGAAAGAAATAGATGGCTGATAAACTCAGTGATTATGGACGCTTTATCCATAAAAGTAGATATGCTCGGTACTTAGAGTCTGAGCAACGTCGTGAGTCATGGGAAGAGACTGTAGCAAGGCTAATGGTTTATGTACAATCTAAAGTACCTGAGTTAACCACAGATCCTGTTTATAAAGATAAGTTAATTGAGTTACATAATGCTATTCTTAATTTAGAAGTTATGCCTAGTATGCGTCTTTTAATGACTGCAGGTGAAGCATGCGAAAGAGATAACATCTCTGCTTACAATTGCTCTTACCTTGCTATTAATAATAAACGAGCTTTCTCTGAAGCTCTTTACATACTAATGAACGGAACTGGTGTGGGATTCTCTTGTGAACGTCAAGAGATTAATAAACTACCTACACTACCTGATAAATTTAGGGAGGTAGATGATGTTATTGTCGTTGGTGATTCCAAACTCGGATGGGCCAAGGCCTTTAAAAAGCTTCTGTCATCATTGTGGGAAGGAGACATCCCAAAGATTGACTATAGTAAAATTAGACCGGCCGGGTCCAGACTTAAAACATTCGGTGGAAGAGCTTCGGGTCCAGATCCATTGCGAAAGTTGTTTAACTTCACACTCGAATTATTCAAGCAAGCTGCTTCGAGAAAACTTAATTCTTTAGAAGTACACGATATTATGTGTATGATTGGTGAGATTGTAGTAGTAGGTGGTGTAAGACGCTCTGCTCTAATCTCTTTGAGTAACTTAACAGATAAAAGGATGCGAGATGCAAAATCAGGAGCCTGGTATAACGATCACCCTTACCGAGGACTTGCCAACAACAGTGTGGCCTATACCGAAAGACCCGATTCTGAAACTTTCATGGAAGAATGGCTCGCTTTGGTTAAGTCCAAATCAGGTGAACGAGGAATCTTTAATCGTGTTGCTTCTCAGGCTCAAGCAGGAAAATGGGGGAGACGAGATCCGCTTCTCAGCTATGGCACCAATCCATGCTCAGAAATTATCCTCCGTGATAAACAGTTCTGCAATCTTACGGAAGTGGTTGTACGGGGGAACGATACCGAATCTACCTTGGCTCATAAGGTGTCCCTCGCTACAATACTCGGTACAATTCAGTCCACTCTCACCAGCTTCCAATTTCTAAGTGAGGAATGGAAAAAGAATACTGAAGAAGAAAGATTATTAGGAGTTTCATTAACAGGTATCATGGATTGTAAAGTAACTAATAATCCTGATCCAGCAATGCTTGAAAGGTTAAGAGATGCAGCGAGAAAAACAAACGAAGAACTTTCTGAGGTCCTTGGTGTTCCTCCTAGTGCTTCTATCACTTGTGTTAAACCTTCAGGTACAGTCAGTCAGTTGGTGGATAGTGCTAGCGGCATTCATGCTAGACATAACACTTACTACATTAGAAGGGTTCGCATTGATAAGAAGGACCCTGTATACTCGTTCCTTAAGGAAAAAGGGTTCCCAGTGGAAGACGAAGTATTTAGGCCTGATTCGACAGCTGTATTCTCGTTTCCTGTAAAAGCCCCTAAGGGTGCTGTTACTAGAAATGATATGACTGCACTAGAACAATTAAACTTATGGTTAGTATACCAAAGACATTGGTGTGAGCATAAACCTTCAGTTACTATTACAGTAACTGATAATGAATGGCCTGAAGTTGGTGCATGGGTATGGAAACACTTTGATGAAGTATCAGGAATTTCATTCCTTCCTCATTCAAACCATACTTATCAACAAGCACCATATGAAGATATTACTGAAGAGCAGTATAAAGAATTAGCATCTAAAATGCCAAGCTCACTCAATTGGGAAGAGTTGGTAGAACGTGATGATAATACAGAAGGAAGCCAAACCCTTGCGTGTGTTGGCGGAACGTGTGAGATATAATATGCATATAACAGCACATCCCATTTGTGGAGTAACATTAGGATTTGAACTAGTTAACCCATCAGACTTTATGGAAGATGCGGAAAACAAAACTCATTTAACAATTGAGTTGTTCATTATAAGAGTAGTAATTTCGTTTAACTGAGAAAAGGAGAAAGTATGAACTTCGCATCAATCGTAATTAACAAGGTAGACAATGGTTATGTAGTTAACGTACAGAAGACTACGTTTGGTCAGGAACGACCTGAGCAAACTATTAGTGTGTTTACCTCGTTTGATGACGTACTAGCCTATATCAAGGGCTAGTATTTCCCTCAAAGAGCGCAGCCTCTTTAAGTCGTCTTTGGAGAATTGCATCAGATTTGTGCCCGCCAGCAAAATCCCACTTAAGCAGTTCTCCTTTGACGGCTTCTTTTTTGCCCGCATTAAGAACCTTCAATAGTGTTGACTTTTGAAAGTTAGCACCACCTACATTAAACGTAAACGATACTAACGCATCAAACTCATTCTGAGTTAATGGTACTGTAACATACTTGTTAACAAAGTACTCAGCCTTCTCGGCTATATCTATAGCTAACAATGCTACAGCTTCTACAGATGATATAGCACCAAAGTGTTCACCAGGTAATATAAGGTGTCCATATCCTATAGTTAGTAGTCCTGCTATATCCTTATAAGGAGTAGCACTAAACCCTTCAAACTTCTTAATTAAATCTATACCTTGTTGTGATGTTTTCATTAGGTAGCCTGTGTTTGAGCAGTTAATATACCATTAGTAAATGTCATACTACCATTAGTACCACCAGTGGTTAGTTTAGCTGTTGTTATAGTAACAGTTAATCCATTAGTAGGTATGTTTATAACATTATTATATTGATCTTGACTTAGATGGTAGTATTGAGTACCAGATGAATCTCCACCTTGTAATCCTTGTAGACTATTGTGTTGTCTAATTTGAATTGCTGTAATATTAGAACCAGTAAAGTCAATGTTGTTCCATAGGTTAGGAGCATTCTGACCTCCTACTTGTTGATAGAGTTTAAAGAACCAGTCTCTCCACTCATGAACTTCACCAATAGGTTGTGGTGGTATAGGTGATAAAGGGGTAGCCATTATTCGTACCTAAACTCTCTGCAATAGCCTAGTTTATGTAGTTTTGGTAGTTCTTCTTCTAGACGTTCACCAACGTCGTCGCGAACAATCATTGCACTAGGTATCTCAATCTTCTTAACTACTTCCATAGACTTCTTCGTAGCTTCTCGTACCGAGTCACCAATACCAGAAGTAACCAACACATAATCACCAGCGGTAACAAACATTTCTGTTTCTGTAAATTTACCATCTTCGTATATAGGTCCTTTCCCTAACATTACTTCACATAAATGTACATCATCTCCACACTTCTCTAAGTTATAGATAGGAAATCCACTAGGATCTCTACCAGTAACTTTAGTGAATGGGAAGTCCGGTATAGCTACAATATGACCAGCAGCTATCTTAGTAGAAGCTTTAAGAGTGTCCTTACCTTCTAAAAGGTCACACATCCATTGTATAGAGTCACCCTTATGTAGTGCTGCTTGGATATTAAATAGAGGCCATCCTGGTCTTGTAGTCCATTCTAGAGGTCTTGGTGAGCCTTTATCATCAATGATGAATGCAAGGTCTACATAACCAATGTAGTTTTGGAATCGTAAGAACTCCTCTAGCTTCCCTAGAGTCTCATCAAACAACTTAGACTTTTCTGTATACTTTAATACAGTACCCATCTCACCAGTGTTTACACCAAAATTAGATGGCATTAGTTTCTTAAACTCAAAGTTCTCACATCTGAGTTTACTAAAGCCATCCTTGCCCATCCATGCACCCACTGCTACTTCAATACCTGGAACAAACTCTTGCATGATGAAAGGCATTTTAGACTTACCTTTAGACTTCCATCTTTCTAACATGAATAACATGTCAGCTGCATTCTTAGATACATAGCTTAATGCTTTGTCTGCATCACCAGAAGGTTTAGATACATAACGTTTAGGGTTAGCTTTAACGTACGCAATAGCGTCATTATAGTTCTTAAACTCTTGTCCAGGAATTACATCAAGACCTGCTTTCTTCATAATGTCTTGACCTTCACCTCTACGTAACTCAAGGTAAGATGTATCGAGGTTAGCTCCTACAATAGGATAACCTTCTCTGTGGTACTTCTCAAGGAACTGCATTTGATATGCATTGTCAGATAGTACAATGATATCAGCCCACTTCATAAATGCTTGCCAGTTTAGTACACGAGTTACAATACCCTTACCTATAAGAGATTGCTCACCGTTAGGTGTTTTCTTTTGCCATTGTTTAACTTCATGGCCATCACACATAAGTCTAATAGCAAAGTCTGTAAAAGCTCCCATAGGATCTAATAATAGGACTTTCATAGTATATCTTCCTCTCGTTTAATATCGTGTTTAAAGGCTCGTCTACGTAGTTTTCTAATCATCTTATCAATCTTAGATTGTTGAATAGAAGTCTTAGATTCAATATCAAGTTGTCTAGCTCCAAAGACTTGAGCTCCTTCTCCAGAGTCATCTTTATTAGCTTGGAACACTTGACTAGCTTGTGGTACTTGTTGTGTAAAGTAACGAAGTACATCTTTAGCAATGATACTAGGTTCACTCATTGGGTTGTATATTTGTTGACCAGTGTAAATGTTTCTATCTAAACCAAATTGTACCATACCTTGTAAAGCAGGATTAAATGTAAAGAATGCACTTAGCACAGCTTGAGGATCTTTAGTACCTTCAGCTACCTCACCTATAGCATCCATTAAATGAAATGGACCTGCTCTACGTTGTCTAGCATTTTCATTACCAGTCATACGTTGAGCTAACATATCCATTAAAGGATAGAAACAAGCCATAATAACAGCCATAGCTGCCACTCTATCAACACCTTCTATAAACTCTTTACGACCCTCAGACCCTTTTAAACCTGATCCTACTTCTTTAACTGTGTTAATCATAGATTTAAGATAGCCATAATGATAAGGACTAAATACTGTTATGTTAGGGTTCTTCATTACACTAGCAATACCACGGCTTAAAGAAGATCCTAAAACCTTTTCACCAATACGTGAAGGTACTCTATAGTTAGGCATATGTTTTTCTACATACTCAATAGCTTCAGGATGACTTAAACCTTTAGTAGCCATAACTTCTCTTAGCCATTGAAGATACATAATGTTACGACTCATCCACATAGCTCTACCAGAAGCTTCTGATAGCACATCATACATATTTAAAAGAGTTCTACCAGTATCTTTAGCTAAGTCTTTAAAGTCTTGAGTTTTAGAAAACTCTCTAAGACCTTTATTATAGATAGCATCACCAAACGTACTATTTCTAGTACTCTCACCTAAAATTGAACCACCATATTTAATAGTATCAGTATAGAAAGAACTCATACCAAGTACATCATCAATAGCTTGTTTACCATACTTAACAAATCTATAAATACCTGCAGGAGTAACCCAACCTGATAAACCTCTACCTACACCTAAGTGCATACCTTCGTTATACATGTGACCTAAAGGGTTTAACATCATGTTCTTAACAATTAAACTAGCCATGTTAGTTAAGAAAGTAGGATCTTTAACCTTTGCAAAGTCTGTAATAACTTCAGATAGTTTGTTAGGGAAAGCCCAGCCTCTTAGAGCTGGAAGTCTATCTAATCCATCAGGTATAGAATAACCATCAGGTAATTCATCTTTAGGACCTGCTGGTCTAGCTAAACTTTTAAACAAGTCAGACTCTGTTAAGTTTTTAATACCTTGATAATATCTAGCTTGAGCTTTTAATTCATTTACTGAATTAAGTAGTACAGATAGTGAATCTTTTTTATATCTAAAAGGTGAATGGAATTCAATCTCTGGAACTGTACCTTCAACTACAGTACCATTTAAAAGCTTATCTCCTACATCTAGGGCTCCTGTTAGAGTTGCTCTAGAGCCATCTGTAGGACTTACTAAACGAGTTAACAATGATGGTTCTTTCTCACCATTAACATTTTCCCATTTAATAACGTTACCACCTGGTTTAACTTCAATAACACTACGTTTACCATCGGCAGCTTCTAATACAAATACAGAACGGTCTTTAGCAGCTCCTCTTTGTTTTTGTAGGTCAAAGTTAAAACCACCTTTATCACCTCCGCCAAGCTCACCTATAAAGTTCTTAACATTACTATATAGTTTACGTAGTCCTGTTGGTTCAGGGTCTTTTAAACCTTTAGCTATTAATTTATCTTCATAAGCTTTAGCCTCATCTTTAGACATAGGTTCTCTTTGACGAGGGAAGTTATTCTCAGAAAGTGTTTTGTTTTTCATTACACCTTCTCTCATTAAGAACTTAGTTATGTCAACACGAGTCTCAAGAAGCGGTTTATATATTCTATCAAAGATGTCTTGTTCTTCAGGAGTTAAAGTAGTACCTTGGTTTGCTAATGCACGTAAGTCAGCAGCATCTTTTTCAAGTTGCTTCATTGCTTCTAAACGTTCAGCAACTGTTTTCTGCCAAGTTCTTGATGTTTCCCAGAAGTCTTTATTGTCATTAAAGTATTTATTCTCTTCATCAGTGACAGTATCTTTAACTTTAGGATTATCAGACTCCATTCTATTATAGATGTCTTTAAGTTTATTATACTTCTCTCTATTTGTAGTACCGGATTGAAACTCTCTTTCAAAGTATTCAGCACCAATACCTTTACCCATTTGTTTAATTTCATTATCAATGTTATTAGCTTTAGTATGTAACTCTACATGGTCTCTATGAAGACCTTCTACAAAGTGTTGAAGGGCTGCACTTTGTTCAGGAGTTAAATCAACTTGATCACGAATAGACTTGGCAATTACCTCATCATACATATCAATGTTTTGAAGGTTAAACAACCAGTCAGCCATACCATCTTCATTCTCAGGTAATGGAGGTATGTTAAGAACATCCATATTAAAGAAAGGGTTAGCTTGGGCAGCATCTATAGCTTGTTTATTAAGCTCACTTTCATATTGTTTCCAAGCATCTGTATTGTATCCAAACTTCTGTGTAATAGAACCTCTACCCCAAGCTTTAGCATCATTACCATTAACCATGTCATGAGTTAAGTCCATGAGTTTATCAAAAGCAGTTACTTCATCTTTATTAGATATACCCATTAAATCTTTTAGAATGTTCTTAAACTCATCCCAAGCTTTTGCTAGCTTGTTTTGAGGACCATCTCTTTTTACAACAATGTTTTGTAGTGTTCTTCTAAAGTCGTCACTAGTATACCCTTCACTTATAAACTCTGCTACATTTTTAGTACCATAAAGTCCTGATCCAACTGTTTTACCATTCTCATCTTTCCATTCTTTCCAATGCTCTTCTTCAGGAATAACATTTTTAATATCATTAAGAAGGTTTTCTAATTCTTCTACATACTTAGCATTAGTAGGATCATTAAGAGCTTTTATAGTTCCTGCATGGAATATTTCATGAGCAAAGGTTGGTAAGTCTGCACCATTAAATAAACGTACAGCATGAGTGTTAGGATCATACTCAGCAGGTACATTAGGACCTTCAGGATGTAATGTATCAAATAGATTTAGTTCAGCACTTGAAAGCCATTTACCTTTTTGTAATAGCTTAAAGATTTCTTGTTCAACTTTACCACCAAACTTACCAGCTACAATTCTATCAATAGCTTCACCAATGTTCTTAGAACCTACAATAATACCTTTAAGTTCATCTGGAGTAATATGATCAGCGTAGTTAACATATTGCTGAGGAGGACCTTGTTTTATTAACTCATCGTGTCTTAATAGGTCAGCATCAGAGGCTTCTCCTAGAATAGCTTTAGTTTTAATATCATTAAGTTCTGTGTAGAAAGACTTACGAGAGTCATAAGTAAGGCTAGAGCTAACAGAAGGGTTAGCTTTATACCAATCTTCAAAAGGCATTTCTTCTTTAATGCTAACTCTGTTAATAAGGAAGTCTGTATAAGCTTGAGGAGTTTTAAAGTAGTTCTTTGGAAGGTTATATAAGAATTCCCATCTCTTATCTTTAAAGTGTTCCATGATGGCTTTTTTATCTACTTCTAAATGCTTAGAACCATCAGCTACAGATGTAACAGGTCTTACAGCTTCTTCATATTGACTTTGATTAGCTCTATGTTCTTCTGCTTTAGACTCGTCTATGTTATGACGTGCAGAGTATTCCTTAGCAGTTTCTTTATCAAGGTCTACAACGTTATAGTCATTAAAAGTTTTAGGAGTGTACAGATCCTTTTTAAGGATATCATCAATATTTTGTTTAGGTTTAACATCTCTTAAAGGTTTAAGAGTTGCCCACTCACCTAGTTTAGTTGGTTTATCTCCAAGGAAAGGGAATGTAACAGCATTGATAAGAAGAGCTGTAGGATCATATTCACCACTCATCCATTGTTGGAAGCCTTCAATACCTACACCAATACTACCTGCAAAGGCAGCTTGTTTAAGAGTTTCAGGTACAGCTACACCACCAACACCAGCAAAAGCTGTAATATCACCTAATTGAGCAGCATATTTATTTTGTTGTTCACCAACTTCAAGGTGATGGTTAATAGACTCTGGTAATAAGTTACGTTCTATTTTATTAGTTGCGTAGTATCCTACACCAGAACCTACAAGGTTAGTTATAATTGGAAATGCTACTTTTAATACACGACCTTCAGGAGTAGCACCTAGAGCTGCTGTAGCAACACTAGTAAGACCTTTAGCACCAGCAAGACCACCCATAGCAGGTAATATTCCTGCAGCACCATGAGATAAAAAGGTATCTACAAAGTTTTGTTTCTCTTCTTTGTATTGAGCTTTAATAGCACCAACTAATGTATTATCATCTAGAAAAGGATTAGCTGTAGTTTTAGTATCTTCTTCTAAGAAAGGATTCTTTTCTGCAGTAGTATCGGTAAGGAATGGATTTTCTTCTTTTGGGGGTTCACTAGTTTTAGCTGTGTCCTTAGGAGTATCTACAATAAGATCACTAAGAGTTTTATCACTAACCTTATCACCTAATCTTAATTTCTCTTTAACCCAATCCCATGAACGTTTAGGTTGAGAGTATTTACTAGAAGGTAAGCTAGCCCAAGTTCCACCTAGTTTATTGATAGCAGATTCATAATCACCTTTTTCAATGTCAGGCAGTGCACCTTTATCTTTGATTATTGCTTCAGCTATTTTGTCTTGACTCTCAGGGGAGAAGTCAGTAATGTTTAATTTCTTAGCATACTCATCATAAGTAGTCTTAGTGATTTGATACTTACCTGCTGCAGTGCTAGGACCCTCAGCCGTAGTAGTGCCTACAACTCCAGGATGTTTGGAGAAGTCATTAAATGTAGAACCACCTGTAATAACATTATAATCGGCTCCCTCTGATTGACCAAGGAAGTCTTTAAATGTATTTAGGTTGTCTTTACTAGAGTCTTGTAGAAAAGGATTTTCCATTTATATTAAACGTCTAAATCTAAACCTGTAAGTTGTTTATATTTACTAGCAACCTCTTCTTTAGACTTACCTTGTTTAATAGCTTCTTTAGCAAAGTCTTTATACTTTTTAAGATCTGTTTCAGATACTTTAGCTTGTTGAGGTTTAGCAGGAGCTGTTTTAGGAGCCTCTTCAACAGTAGCTTTACCTTTAGATATCTTTTTAAGGTCTGCTGTATCTTTTTGTATGTCTTGTTGTAATTGTAAATAAGTAGCGTAAGCTTGTTGTCTTATTTCTTTAGTAGTGCCATTCTCAGCTAAGTCTTTATAGAGCTTAGCATTATCTGTCTCTTCTTTAATAATAGAAGTTAGACCTTTAACATCATTACCTTTTTCTCTATAAGCTTGTTTACGTTCATTTAAAGCTGTTGTTCTTTGTGTAGCTTCAATCTTAACATTATCCATACGTTCTTTTTCAGCAGCTTTAGTAGCTTCAATCTGAAGTTTAGTACGTTCTTTACCAGTAGTAGTACTTGCAGATAGTTGTTTAGCTTTAGCAATGTTATCTTTATAGTCATCACCAAAAGCTACAGTACCATCATAACCAATTTGATTTAGTTGAAGTTGAGCAACACTTCTAGCACTTTTTTCAGCTTCAGGACCGCCCTCTGCACGTTTAATATAGCCATCTAATATACCACCTACATTGTCCATAACTTTATCTTGAAGTTCTAAAGCTTTAATATTAGCATTAATAGCTTGACCTTGAAGATCAAACATTTCACCTTCTACTTTGTTAGCGGCATCTGTCATGCCTCTTTTACGATACTCTTGAACTAATCCTTTTTTATAGTTAATAGCATTGTTTAAATCATTAGCAGCATTATGAGCCTCAAAATGTTGAGTCATAATAGGTTTAGTTTCTTGAGATGCAGTTGGAGCAGAAGAAGGCTTAGGACTTTCTGATTGCTTAACTACATCTGTAAGAGGCTTAGGTGCTTCAGCATCCATAGGAGTACCTGAAGACATAGACTTTCTTTCAGCATCTGTAGGAGGTTGTCCTTTAAATCCTAAGATAGAGTCAGCAGGACTTTCCATACCTTTCTCATCATAGGTACCAAACGGTGATGTCTTTTCTACTCTAGTTTTATCATCTGTAACAGGAGTAGTAGGAAAAGGAGAAGAATCATCAGGAGTTTTACTAGTAGCAGCTACCTGTGGTTTACTAGTGTCTACTTGAGGCGTAGACGTATTATATTGTTTAGCATACTGAGCTTCAATATCCTTAGCCTTGTTTTGTTCCATTTTGTCTTTAACTAAAGAGCCAAATTGATAGCCCTTCATTAAGTCACCAAAGTAATCATAATAAGCCATAATATTATCCACCAAATAATGAAGCAATTGTACTAAAGAATCCACCACCACTTGCAGCAGCAGAACCTGTACCAATTAAGTTGGCACCACCTATTTCACCAGCAATAGTACCTGTAGCGCCAACTGCGCCACCAGCACTACCAAATATACTAGATACACCAGGGAACCCAGCTCCAGCATAAGCACCTAATGCTTGAGCACCAAAACTTGTACCAGGTTGAGCAGGTGTAACAATACCACCTTGACCTGCACCAGAAGGACCCATAAGGTTTTGAATAAGTTGTTGGTATTGAGTTTGAGCATAAGCATTACCATAGTTTTGTAGTGCTAAGTTTTGAGCACCAGAAGGACCTGCTCCTGTAGCAGCAGACTGTCTATTTATTTGATCTGCTCCTTGAGTAATACCAAATTGATAACCAGGAGTCGACTTAATATAATCCGTAATAGACATACCTGGAGTTGTTATAGTTTTCTTATTTTTACCTGCACCTGTAGTAGTAGTTGAACCAGGAATAGTACCACCACCTAATATAAGTTGACTTAATAGGTTAGCATAAGGAGCTCGTTGACCTGCTCCAAAGAAGTCTGTTTGTGTAGGTGAAGAAGATCCTCCGCCACCTTTACCATTATATCCTGGGTGCTTTAAAACACCAATTTGTTTAAAACCAAACATTGTTAATTCTCCAAGGGTAATTCATAAAAAGTAAATTGTTCTTTATATCCATCGTTCTTAAACACTTTAGACCAACCTCTACGACCATAAGATTCTATAGTTGAACATTTATGTTCTTTACCAAAGTCTCTTAGTTCTTTTAACATTGCATCTTTCCATTTAGGTAATTGTTTACCTGCTGTAAAATGCATGATTAAAGTTGTTATTTGTGGATATTTAAATATCTCAGTTACTACAAAACCATAAGTATGCTGATCATCAAAAGCAACCCAGAGTTGCTGAGGTTTAACTAATAAACCTTGTTTAATGTCTTCAGCTTTAAATCTACCAAAAGTATACTCTGCTGCACTTTTTAAATAAGACTCTATTAAAGGAAAGACCTTTTCATAATCTTCTTTGTTAATTAAAAGGATATTCAATTAACCGCCTATTTGACCATTGATGTCAAACTCTGCCTTTTCAAGTCTTAAAGGATTATTACCAGTATACAGAAACTCCCAAGCTCTTCTTCTAAACCTACCTAAATTATAGATACAAGGTTTTTGTAAACTTAAATCAATGTTACGATAAGAAGACCAAGTATTATAATCATCTTCAACATGTCTTACTTGCATAACATCATTAATTTGATCACCATAAATAGCTAAACAACTAGAAGTCTTTTGATCATAAGTATTAAAGTCTACCCTATCAGATACAATACGCATTCTAATAGGACCAAAAGGATCATGGTAGTTAGTAGGGTCTAATGTAAATATTAAACCATTAACAGCATCTAATACATAGTAAGGTCCACTATTGTAAGGGAACTGTTGTACAAAAGAACATTCAAAGTAGTTTTCACCACCACCTATGTAATCTTTACTTGTAGTCCATAGGTGCCATTCTTTTTCATCTATGTCATAAACAAGTGTTACATTTTGATCTGTTAATACTAAACCATAGAATGTATGCCCAGCAATCTTATAAACCCAAGAGTATACTCCTGAAAGGTCACTTGCATCTAAGAAGTTTTCTACAGGTTTAGTAGACACTTTGTAAGGAGCAAGACCATTAAGCATCATAATAGATCTACCACCTTCAGATACATTAGCCATCCATACTAATGATTGTTCTACATTTTGAACTGAATCACCTGTTGCACAACCAATTTCCATATGAGCAGATTGGTTAATTGATAATACTGATCCTGAAGGATTACCATTGTCATAGAAGAAGTCAGTAGTCCATTCTTTAAATGCTACAATATAATTAAGATGTCTAGCAATTGCTTTACCTTTATCAGCTTCTGATTTAGCTGATGTATAATTCAAAGCACCCCATGAATTAGGAGATTCATTATCTGATTGCCATATTTGACCTTGAGGGTCCATGACAAACACATAACCATCTAGATAAACAATACCAGGAACAGGGTTAGCTGGAAAACTATTTAAACTAGCAGAAGCTGTCGCTGCAGTAGTTACTGTACCCGTGATAGTAGTACTGCTTACACTTTGTGATGAACTTACTGTATAAGTACCAACTGTACCTTGTGTATAAAAGTTATAAGTACCAGCAGCTTGAGCTGATAATACATTACTTAAAGTAACTATTTTATTAGTAGCATCTATTGATGTTACTGTAGTAGCTGAGGGTACACCAGTACCTGATATAAGTTGATTAACTACTATATTAGTAACAGATGATAATGTAATAGTATTAGTATTCTTAGCACCACCACTTACATAAGTAGTAGTTGCTGCTGCAGTATCTGTAGAAGTAAGTTGGTTAACAATGTATGTACCAGATGTAACTCCAGTACCTGATATAGTCATACCTGAATATAAACCACCTGATGTTACTGCTGTAACTGTTAAAGTAGTACTAGAGATACTACCTGTAACAACCCCACTTGTACTATTAAATGTTACTGTTAATGTACCACTATAACCTGAGCCTGGATTAGTTAAGGTTACATTAGTAATAGAACCACCATAGGTAGTAAATGTTCCTGTAGCTCCGCTACCACCTCCAGAACCTGATACAGTAAATGTACCACCACCAGCTGGGTAACCTGAACCACCATTAGTTAATACTACCAAGTTAACTTGTTGTGCCATATTATAAATAGCACCTGTAGCATCTAAATAGTATCCATTAGTTTGGTCATGGAACACCATGTAAGGGTGTGGACTAGTTGTAGCTAATGTGTTAACAAAGCTTATATTCTTTGTACTACTTAAACCTGTAAGTAAGCTAGTAGAAGTGTTATTAGCTATTTGATATAATGTACCACCAGATACTGCATACAAACCATTATTATAAGCCCATAAACCTTGACCAGGAGCTGATAATGCAGGAGTAACTGTATAGTTAGCTTTACCAGGTCTTTTAACTATATAAGCTTTTTGACCAACTGTTTCTTTATAACAGTTGACCATCTTAGCATCTTTAGTAGTATCGTTAGTTCTAAACCTTAGAGGCTGTAATAAAGGTAAAAGAGCCTTAGCCATTATCTAAAGTTCCTATTAAATCCTGTCCTTTGATCTGGTTGGAAGAATGTAGATGAATGCTCAATATCCCAATCAAGAAGTTCTTGTTTAAATAATGTAGCTTTACTATCAATGTAAGTACGTTCATTTAAATTCTTATCATAGTCAGAAGCTACTTCTGCCATCAATGCCCATTTAAGAGCTAAGAACCATTCACTAGGAAAGTCAAAGTTATCATTAGGGTTATTAACAATATAAATAGGTCTTTGTACTGTTAAATGTAATTTGTAGTTAGTTTGTGTATTGCTATCAGGTGTTAAGAAAACAGATACTGTACCATACGTAGTGTATGGTTGATAGAACACACTATTGGTAGTTCCTGTAGAAAACTTACTACCTAAAATATTATACTCTTGTTGAGAGATAATAGTCATAGGAATATCTACTGCAGGTGATACTCCAGTATTTCGTAAGAAACTTTGAATGAGTCTCAATGGTTTATCAGTTACTAAGTCGTTATTAGAAGCAGTACCAATGTTATAAGTAGTTTGACCAGCTACTAAAGGTAGCGTAAGTTCTGTTATAGTCCAGAGTTTAACACCCTCAGACTGCCATTTCTTCATAATAAGATTAAGAGAGAATCCACAGTTCTCTAATGCTGCTGCAGAAGGTTGTGCACCTTCTTCAAGTACTGATAGACCTCTTAAGGCTGCTTCAATAACTTGATTACGTGTAACTACAAAGTTTGATATACCAGTAACTGCCATAATTAGTCCTGTGATGTATTAGTTGGTCTTTTAGTTTTAGAAAAGAATCTATCGTATATACGAACAAAAGTCCAGAATATAGTGAGTAGTGCTGCAATAGGTGGTAATAAAGTAGTTATAGTTCCTAAAGCTGTTGCAGCTGCTACGGCATCTACTACATGTTTTACTGGTTCGGTTAGTTGTGAATGGTCTACCATGTTAAAGTTCTTTCGGGTCCCAGCCATACAAAGTGGCTATCTTGTTAGTAAAGTTAAAGAAGTTTTTGTTATGTAACTCATATCTCTTGCCTTGCAGATATAAGATCATATGAACCATCTCATGAACTAACGTCCGTTGGATTGTATCTAAATGACCACACCTTGCAGTGCTCATTGTTATTGCATGAGGTTCTGGTTGATATTGTCCATACATATCTGGATCATTAACAATCAACCATTCTATCTGAGACGCATGAGGCAGTGTATACTTATCAAAGGGTGGAAGATTACAAAACATCTTGTACATCGCCTTTAATGTATCCACTGTCACTAAGGTCATTTTTTAATACTCAAGTACATTCTTTCACCGATGACAAAAGACATACATGCACCGGACATATCTAAAAAGGTTGCTATTACTGTTGCTCCTACTATTCCAGGAAAGAAAACAATAACACCAGTAAAAACAAGAATAGCACTGATAATAACATATCTAAATGATGCTCTTAAATCTACAATCCATTGAGCTGGTTGTCCTGTTACAGTTCCATCTAATGCTGACATAGCTTGTAGCTTTTGAGCTTCAGCTTCCATAAGTTGAACTCGTTCTTGTACATTTTGAGGTTGCCCACCCGCACCTCCAGTAATACGAGCAAACACACCACGTACCCCGTCAGTAAAGACGGGTACGAGTGCTGGTAATATTAGTGAGAGTATACTACCCATTAGTCTTCTGTAGAATAAATAACAGCTTCTGTTTCACCAGTAATAGCTGTTGCTAAACTAATATCATCATTTCTAAGAATATTAGCTGGGAAAGGTTTTGTAACTGGATCTTGAATTACTTGAGTTTCTACTGTAGCGTCTGCTGTAGTTGCTTTAGGTGTTAAAGCATCTACGATGTCTTGTAAGATTGCCATTATGCTGATTCCTTAGTTAGTAATGTGTTAAGTGCTTGTAGCACGATAATTGTTTCTTCTGTTAACACTTTGATACCACGTAAGATAACTTTAAAAGCCCATAGTGCTGCTTTTTTAATTAAGTCTAATAGTTGTAATAATTTAGCTTTCATATTATGCTCCTGTTATAGTTGCTTGTAGTCTTGCTACTTCTTCATCACTATAAGGTATAATAGTTACCTCACCTGTGATTGAATCTGTTTGTGCTGTACATAAACCAGCATTAATCTTTTCTTGATCAGTCATTATTTAACTCCATAAATAGTAATTGAGCTAGCAGTAAAATTATTTGTTCCGCTTTGTCTAAAATAAATTATTGTAGATGATGTAGTTACATTAGTTAATCCTGTTATTGATAGAAAACCTGATGCACCCGGTGTTGCTAAACCTAATGCCCCGCCAATAACCCCTGTTGTTAAATCTAACCAAGCAGTTCCATATGCTGAACTAGGACTTATATTTGATGGTCCTACTGTATATCCACCACCTGTTTGAACATTAGTGCTACTAATAAATAGACTTGAATTTCCAAATAATACAATTGCATTAAATACAATATAAAGTGATTTATAAGAAGTTAATGTTAAGCTACTTAATGATGCAGAGTTTACTGCGGTTGGTGTAATAGTACCAAGTAGTGTCATGCCTCCTGAAGCAGGAGCTGCTGCACTAGTCCAGTTAGTACCATCACTAGTTAATAAGTTACCAGATGTGCTTGGAGCAGGTAAACCACCAATAACCCAAGAAGAACCATTGTAGGCTTCTAGTGAGTTAAGTGTAGTGTTATATCCTGTTTGACCAGCAGATGGAGAAGCTGGACGACCAGCAGTAGTCCATGATGGGAAGGTTTCTCCGTTTGTTCCGTCTAATATAAGTGACATTATTTAACTCCGTAAATGTATATTGTTCCACCATTAAATGTTGAAGCAGAAGTTCCAAACACTATAGATGTTGTAGATGTTGTATAACCTGAATTAGTATAATAAATGTTAGTTAGTGAGTTATTATTAGATGTAAATCCACCACCTGAAAATAAATCAAAATAATAGTTACCATTTATTGGACCATTTGTATTGCCTGTGAGTTTACTACTAGTGCTAGCAATATATAAAGCCCCTTGAGAGCCTACTGTGCTTGTTACTCCTACAAAAAAACACCATATCATTTTATAAGATGTTAAATTTAATCCTGAAGCAGTAACTGTAGTTCCTGATGTTGTATTTAAAGTAGATAATAGTGTCATTCCACCTGATGCTGGTAATGCAGCACTAGTCCATGTTGTACCATTACTTGTTAATACATTACCACTTGTGCCAGGAGTTACTCCTCCTGTATCTGTAAGAATGTTACCCGTTGTTGCAGGTAAAGTTAATGTTGTTGACCCTGCTGTACTAGGTGCTGATAAGGTTACTGAACCTGAAACATCGCCTGAAATGACTACTGATGACATATTATTTCACTCCTTGTAGGGCTTGAAGTTGTGCAGATATTGTTGCTAGTTGTGCTTGTAATTCTGCTACAGTTGGTTGAACTATTTGTTGGGTTTTAGCATCATTAGCTTGCATTTGTGCTATTTCTGCATCAGTTAAAGGTATTTCAGTCACTTTACCTGTTTGTGAATTGTAATCTATTCTAATATATTGATTATCCATTATTTAACTCCATAAACATTAGCTGTAAATGTAAAGGTTCCAGTAGAACCAAAATATCCATAAATAGTTGTAGTTGAATTTGTAATACCAGAACCACCAAGAAATTGACTTAAAGTGTTACCAGGTGCTCCAGGGTTTCCAGATGATGTATTATAATATCCGACTGCGTTACCACTGCCCAAATCAAATATTCCAAATCCAGATGATGTTGTATTATTATTCAATACAATAATACCTGATGTATTTGCTGCTGCATTTGCAATATATAAATATTGAGCACCTGCTGACATAGTGGCACTTACATAAACTTGTTTATATCCAGTTAAATTTAAACTAGAGATAGAATACTGTCTGTTAGTTGAAGCTGTAGCTGTCATAGTACCTAATAATGTAAAGCCACCAACACCTGTTAATCCTGCACCTGATCCAGAGAAGTTAGCTGCTGTAACTGTACCTGATGATGTAGTAATATTACCAGCAAACGTAGCATTCTGTGAATTGTCTAATGTTAGTGCTGTGGTACCATTGTTAGTTTGTAATGCTATTTGACCTGAAGCATCTGCTGTGGTTGATAAACCACCTACACCACTTGTTACTGCATTAATAATATTAGCCATCTATATCTCCTATAAAACCAACCAGCGTTGGCCAGTTGGAACTGTCACTGTTACACCACTATTTACTGTTACTGGTCCTACGCTAAATGCGTTACGACCTGTAGTTAATGTATAATTAGTAGTGACTGTTTTATCATTTTCAATGAATGCGTGGTCTGTACCACCGCCTTGTACTATACCACTAAACAATTGATTAATCTCACCAGCTGTTAAACGTAGTTCAACTTTGTCACCAGTAGAGAATGCAGAAGCAGTTGTACCTTCTTGTGCTCTTACAATAGTAAATGTATCACTTGATCTAGCAGTTACTTTAACAATTTCAACTAAAGAACCAGCTGTGTTTTGTAGTGTACAATAAAAGAATTGACTACCAGTTAAAGTAGGAAACAAAGCACCAGTAGTACTTGCTACTGTTAATGATGTAGCTCCTACTAGAATACCAGAGGCTAGTGTGGTAGCTGCATTATTGGTAAATTGATAATTTGATGACATAGACTATCCTATTAATTTATTGAGTTTGTATTAATTGATGAACCATTAACTTGTCTTGCTCCAGCAGTAACTGCAGGTCTTACTTGATAACTTATTGTTGCTGTAGACGTTTCTGATACAGCTTCTAATTGTTTATACTTAGGTGGTATATGACTTTGAGTAGCTGTACATATAACTGGATAAGCTGTCATTGTCATCCAGTAAGCTATTGGTACAAAACTATCTGCTGGCTCTGGACGAGTCCAAGGAGCTAGTTGATTATCTGGTACACCTCTTACAAAGTCTTGTGGTTGTCTTATTTCCCAATCTTGAGGACAACAATATAAACCATCCCATCGTTGTTGTAACTTAGACGCTTTATATTTACGACCACAGACATCACAGTCTGCTATCCAGTCGCCTTTATCATATCTAGGTGTATATGACATGATTAGACGTTAATAGGTGCTATTACCGGAAGATCACCTACTAAAGTAAATGTGTTACTAGCAGATGTTGTTACAGTCATTTGTAAACTATAAGTAACTCCATCAACTCCGTTAGCTATACGTTGTATAGCTTTTTGTGTAGGTACACTATTAACTGTCCATTGAGGAGTACCAACTAGTATGTTAGAAGGGTTAGAATCAGTTCCTTCTTTAATTTGTACTACACAGGTTGCACCGTTAATAGTTTCACTAGAACCCAACACAGGGCTAAAGTCAAAGGTGAATAGTTCACTTTCAGTTGTTATTTTGTATGAGAATGAATTACTCATATATTTAAATCCTTGTCAATAAATAAAGTTCTAAACTTAACTAGAGAGATAGATCTAACCTTTTCTAAGGTTCCTATCATTGTAATAAAAGGGATTCTTGCTAGTGATCTTATCTTAGGTACAGCATATATAACTTTATCTGCTGCATAATTGACAAAAGATATAGCATTAGCTAATAGACTAACAACTATATTTGATGTAATACTTAAAAGCTTATTCATGCTCTTAACTAATATTATAACAGAATTTACTCCAATTGTCAAGGTCTTTTGCCATACTTTAGTTAAAATAGTTGTAGTGGTAGAAACCACTGTTAAAAACTTATAATAGAACTGAGCATAGGTTAAGGTACTAGTTGAAGTTAAAGATGCGTTTAAAAGCTTTCCAATAGCCTTTATGAGGCTAATTATACTACTTAAACTAGTAGACAATGTTCTACTTATACTTTTAACTAGTGTACTAGTTGTAACAGAACTTACTACAAGTACTCTTAAATAGTTAGCTTTCTCTAGTATGGTAGCTGTCTCTGACTCTACCAGAGACATTAGTTTATTTATTAATCTTACAATCGTAGCAGTGCTTGTTGTGCTTACTGTTATAATCTTACGTAGAGCTTTTATTATAGTAACAATACTAGATAGGCTAACTGTTAATAGTTTACCTATAGATTTAACTATAGTAGCTGTAGTTGTACTTGTTACTGCTAAGGTTATAAACCTACTTGTTCTTATGAGTAATGTTATAACTTCAGTTTCAACTAAGGTTATAAACTTACTTAATGCTTTTATTATAGTTGCTGTACTTGTAGTAGAAGCTAATTTAATAGACCCTATACGTTTAATTACAGTAACTGAATTTGTTGTTGATGCTGTTAAAGTCTTTAATATAGACTTAAATAAAGATACAGCATTTGTACTTGATACTGTTAAAGTTCTTGTTAAAGCTTTTATTATTGATACAGTACTAGAAGATGCTATTGCTAGCACCTTCCCAATACTTTTTATTATACTAATTGTTGAAGTGCTAGTAACACTTTTAATTGCTTGTAAGCCTCTTATAAAAGAAGCAGTTGAAGTTATTGCAGTAGCTGTTAAACTCTGTAAAAGAGTGTTACCACCAGCTGATCCGTTAACAACCTCTTTATTGACTGCTGCTTGATTAAGAGCCATCTATACATTAACTAAATTGAACTTTAAATGTAAACTGAATACTGTCACCAGAGTTTAAAGCTAAACCAGTGAAGTCACCTTTTACAAATAGGTTACCAGATGTAGAAGCATCAAATGTACCAGCATTGGTAATAGTTACAGAACCACCTGCTGTTAATGTGCCTACTACTTGGAATGTATCATTAGTAGTTGATGTTGTTTGTTGAGTCATTGTACCTGATACTCGTGTACCAGTTTCAGTAAATAGTGTTGTATCAGATGCTGATGTAGTACCTGCACCTGTACCCCAAGCAATATACTGAGGTGCTGTACCAGAACCTAGTATACGATTGGTAACAACAGATTTACCTGTTGTAACTAAGAGTGTAGCCATTGTTTAATTCTCCAAATAAGTCTTTTGATAGGATTCTTATGCCAGTAGCTGACAGTACCAAGAGTTTCCCTGGTACCATCTGCTCTGATTATAACTGCCTCTACCTCAATAGATTTAGCGTTTTGAATTGCTAAGTTATCCATTAAGGAGTCCAGCCTTTTGATAGTTCTAAGATAACTGAGAAAGAATATCCTGATGATGTCCATGTTCCTGATTCAGTACTTGTTGACCAGTTAATCTTACCTGTCCAACCTGTATTCTTAGGATTCTGTAAACCACCAATATGTCTGTAGTCAGCTTTGCCTCGACCAGCCAATTGTTCAATAGTAGTTCCTGTTGAGTCGTCCCAGATTAAATTAACCACAATACCATCTTCGATATTGTGGATAATCTTATCGATACGATACCAACCAGCTTTTAAATAGTTAGATCCTGTTGGATCAACTGTTGAACGAGCTGCTGGGTCTACTAACGTTGAGGAAGTAAAATCGGCTGTATTCGCATTACCAGTTAGTTTCAAGATAGTCGTTGCAGGACCATCTGAAATAATCTGTATGTTTGGTGTTGGATTAGCCATTTATATTTCCCCTATTATCGTGAAAGTTCTTGAGCAACTAATACGAAGTCAGTTGTTAAAGTATCAGTCGCTGTAGGAGTAATTTGGAACACTGGGCTTAATAAAGCATTAGTTAATGTAGTGCTTGATGAACCAATTGTAGGTGCTGCAACACGAGCTACGTTAACATTGTTAGCAAACACTTTAATATCTGTACCATCAAAGTATAAACCTAAGTCAACCCATGTAGCTGCTGCAGCTGTTGCTACACCAGTTACTAAAGTTGTAGCTGTAGAACCTACTGTTGATACTAAGTTGATTGATGTTGAAGATGCTGCTTTAGAAAACCATAAACCGTCAGTAGCTGCTGAACCATTTTGTAAACCTACATAAAATGATACGTTACCTGCTACTGCAGATACTTGAACTCTTGTTGAATACCATGCTCTGTTACCAGCTTGGAATTGGAAGAATGTACCGTTCTTGTAAGCAGATGATGCTGTTGTAGTACCACCTGGTGTTAATACTGCTGCACCACCAACTACTGAGTTAGATAATGCAAATGTTGATGATGAACCAGTTACAGTGTAATCTGTACCGATAAGTGTGTTAAAATCGTTAGTGTAAACTGAGCTACCTAAGTTTTGTGTACTTCCAGTGTGAAACGGATCTGGAAATGGAAATGAGTAAAGTGTCTCGCCAGAATAAGCTGTAGATACTCCACTTAGAAATCTTGATGGTGCTGACATATAATTCTCCTTTGACGTTGCTTAGCAACGCTTAATTAAAAGCGTCATTAGAGCGTTAATAAATTTAGTTCTTAAATCCCTTTTTAGGGACAGTTGTATCAGGGCGTTTGCCCTTTTCTCTTTCGTGTTCAAAACCCATTTGAGTCTCCTAATAAGAGCTGGGGAGGGACTTTATCCCCTCCCACCACTCAGTGACGTCCCGATTAAGGACCGTTAACACCCCAGATTGCTCTAGGATCTGACCAGCCGAAGCTGTAACGTTCGTAACCTTTTGCCTTAGCATTCATAGTATCGAAGTCATTGTCTTGGTCAAATTGCATACCAATACGTTCATAGTACTTCATACCTGTTTTGCCAGGGATTGTGTTACGGATAAACCAAGCATTTGGTGATGTTAAGTAATGATTAACTTTGAAGCCACCTGGAATGTAGTTACCAGATTTGATCACGTTAATGTCATTGTTAGCATTACCAGTTTGGTATGATGAATGTAAAATGCGTTGTGCATTGAACACTTGTTGACGTGGGATAATCAATGTTTTAGGCATGATATTGATTAAGAGACCACGGTCGTTTTGTAGACCCATGATTGCAATGATAGCATCTTCTAGAGCTGCTTCAGACAAGTCAACATCAACTGTTGGACGGTTAGCCCATGTACCACCTGATGTATTTGGGTGTGCTGTGTTAGCTAATGAAACAGAATCGCCACCAACATATGAACCTGAGAATGCACGGTTGTATACGTTAGCTGCAACGTTTTCTTTCGTTTGACGGAAAGACATAGCTAATGCTGCTGCACGTTTACGTGACACTTGCTCATATAAGTTATCATCTAACTCTTCTTTAGTTACAATGTAACCAAGAGCATAAGCAACGTGTGTGTAACGTGTTGTAAAGCCTTGAACTTCTGAATCGTACTGTGTACCAGCACCTTCAGGTTTTTGTGGTACTAAACCAAAACCTGTAAGTTGTACATCTTCTTCGTAGTTCATTGAAGAGGTTTCTGAATCAAAAAGATCAGTATACTCTACTTGGTGTTCGTCATATGTTTGACCCCACCATTGTTTGATCCCTGGCCAAAGAGCCTTAGGATGTGATGCTGTGGTAATTAAACCCGCCATTTGATTTCTCCTTTAATTATTAAACGCCAGTACGGCCAGTTGCTTGACCGAGGTAAGCATGAACGTTCCAACGAACTACTAATTCACAATAAGCACCTAACGCATTATCAGGACGTGAATTGATACCCACGATTTGTAATGGTAAGCTGTTTGTTGTTGCTGGACCAGTTGCTACTGTATTTGAGAATGGAGCACCATTTCCTAAAGTAGTTTGGTTAGCTGTGATAGTTACGTTACAGTTATTGTTTAAGTTAGAAGCAGCCCAAACAGTTGAGTCACCTTGAACAGTGAAGTATGTCATTGGGTCTGTAACAACGTAAAGGTAATGTGTACCTGCGTTCAATGGAAGGTAAGTTTTCTCTAATGAGAGTGAGTTACCAACTAATGAAGTACCAGGATCAGCAACACGAATACCAACGATAACACCTACTGGTAATGATGCACCTGCTACTGTACCTGACCATTTTGTTACGTATGGAACGCCTGTAGCGTCACCACCTGCTGCTGCCATAACGATATCACCGATCGCGTAGGTGTTTGAAGCATCACTCGCTACTGCGAATAATGTTGCACCTTGTGACCATGGTGAACCGTCAGTGTTTTGTACTGGGCTTAGGCCCTTAGGACGATTAATGTTCGCCATTTATAAAACTCCTTTGGTTAGTTTGTATATTTGATACCTTCGTGTGGAGTATAGAAGCCTTCAGCGGATGAACCGTCTTTAGTATTCTTACCTTTACGAATAGCATCATCAATTAAATTGTTCTTAGCTTGTAATGCTGCTTGATCTTCTTCATACCACTCTTGCTTAATCTTCATCAAGTAACAATATAAAGGACCACCATCAGCGGTTCTTCCTACAAGCCATCTTACCTTATCTCCTAGATCAGTGTTACGAGATACTACGTTCTCTTTAACACCGCCAACTTCCTCGGGAGCAACAAACTCATAACCACCGTCTAAAGCATCTGCTATACGACCATTTTCGTCATTAAAACCGTGTAGGTGATAACCATCAATGGTATAGTTTATAGTTAGCTTTCCTTGTGTTCCATTGAACACGTTCCTTTTACGTTCTTGTGAACGTCTTTCGGAATTGTTACGAACTTGTTTCTCTAATGCCTTTTCTCTTTTATCTTCTGGTGTATCTGCTACTGCCATAATTTTCTCCTTATTCCCAATCGTAGTTATCTACATACTCTTGTTTAGTTTTAAATAAGCCTTGCTTAATAAACTTATCACAAGCTGCTTTTGCTTCTGGTGGTAAATTGTCGTAAGACTTCTTACCTCCACTACCACCTGATCTTACAGATCCGGTTGAATCTACTGCACTACCTCTTTGCTTCCTACCAAGAGATGTTTTCTCAGGGAAGTAATTAGCAATGCGTTCGTCCAACCTATCTAGAAACTCACGACCAGATAAATTAGGAAATTGTTTTCTTAAAGAAGCTCCTAGTGCATTTGACACTTCTGTCATTTCAGAGTCTTGTCCAAACCATTGGTTACGTCCAAGCCAATCTTGAATATCAGGATCAGTAGCTACAGGAGTTTGTTGTTGCGGAGAAGGGGCCTTAGACTCTTCCTTCGCTTCCTTCTGTGCTTCTTTTAATGAATCAATCTGATCATCAATGTCTACAACTAAGTCACCATTGCCTTCAGCAATAGCTGTCTTTTTCTGAGCTTTAAGTTCTGTGATTTGGGCTTGTAATTCTATTTGTTTACGTTCATAAGCTTCCTTCTGGAACTTCTTGAACTCTTCGACTGATGCTTTAATCTCATCAATCTCTTTAACCTTTTCATCAAGCTTCTTCATAAGTGTTTCATTATTCTTACGAAGGATAGGATTAATTTCCTTACCACGCTTAACAAAAGTATCTGCATCTACCCAATCACTCTCTGACCCCCTAAACTCTTCTTTAGGAACCCAGCCAAAAAGTCTCGCTTCTTTCTCAACAGTTTCATTAACAGCCGGGGCTGCTTCTGGTTGCTGTTGATCGTTTACTTGATCTTCTGCCATCTCTAATCTTTCTCGTGTGTTGCCACAACGTCTAAGTCGTTTATAATTCTATACTCTTTACCATCTTTAGTTTCATTACCTTTATAGATGAGTCCTGAGTACTTACCAAAAGTAATGAAGTCTCCAATCTTACACCATGGATCTTTTTGATCTCCATAGCAAGTTGAACCCATCGCTACCACTGTACCACGGATCTGGGCTAACTGCTCCCTGTCCTTTTGTTGGCCTACAGATATGATAATACCACTCTCGGATACTTCTTCTACTTCCTCAGGTAATACTAACAATCTATGACCAACGGGATTAATACCGCTAGTATTTATTGTCATCTCTCGCTCCGTTAACTAAGTCTTCATATGTTAAGTCTAACAAATGAAGTATTGCGTTACATCTACCTTTTGCTTCTTCTACATTATCCACGTTACCGCGGACAATCATTTCTTTCATGTACTCTCTATCTTGGCGTAATGCCTTGAAGAGGGTTTTGGTTACTAAATTGTCCTTCCATTCCTGGAATTCCACCGGTGTTATCACCATCTTTACTATCTCCTATATCTTTAAGTATCTTAATAGATTCAATTAAACCCTGTTGATGGAGTTTAGCTGCTCCTATTTGTGCTTCAATCAGAGCAATCTGATGTCCATCTTTTACACCATCAGCTTGTTCTGCAGCAAGTAATGCTTCAGCTTCAAGTTTAAGAATCTTAGCTTCATTAAGCTGAGCATCCTGCATAAGTTTAGCTGCACCAAGTTTAGCTTTAGTTTGAATGTCTTGAGCCTTGGTTTGAGCTTTAATTTGTTCCACTTGTACTTTAGGATTAGGTGGAGGTGGTACTGCATTAGGACCTTGTGGGTCTGGGTATATCTCATCAATGTTAGTAACTTTAATTGCTTCTAAATATCTCTTATTAACTGCATACAAGTTAAAGCCTGGTGAAGTCATTGATACTTCCCTTAGGGCTTGTGCTTGCATTAGTTTCTGAGTTTCAGTTACTACATGTGGATCAGCAGATGGTCTTAACATATCTGGTGATGGTCGGTAATCCGACGCTAATGCAACTCCTAAACTATATTTATGTTCACTAGGTAAGTACAACTGATTAAGTCTGTAAATCTTTCTAAACTCTTCTTTAAGGGATCTGTAAATACGTTTAAAGATACCTTTGAATACTGTGTTACCTTGATCAGCCATCATCTGTGCTGTTTGAGCTGGTGTATTCTGACCTACGTTCTCACCTACCATAATATCGGTAGCACCTACAATACGTTCACCATAGTTTACTAGTGTAGTAAGCAACGTGTACAACACTTGGCTAGGTTCTCTAACAGGGAGAGGTACGATTCCTTTTGCGAGATCTTCACCAGTGCTATCAACATGCTTCCACTCAAGAGGAGCAAAATTGTAGTTACCACCACGAACTTTAATACCTCGTGATAAGAAACCACCTGCTGTTGTAGCCATAGTACCAGCATCAATAAGCTGATTAATAATAGTATCAATAGATTCATTTAATGGTCCTAAAAGAATACCAAAACCAATATCATAGAAACCACCATCAGGTGATGGAATAAATGAATACTTAGTAAAATAGGTTTCAGGTTTAATACTAATGATCTCATCATCGTTATTACGTTTGATGGATGTCTCAAAGTAGTTAGCAACAATACGAACTACTTTATTAGTTTCTCTGTGAACTGTAATGATGTATGGCTCTTTAAAACCATCACCATCTAAGTCTTCCCAACGATGTTGTTCAAGGAATTCATAAGGAGTTCCTGGATCTTCACTGTTTACATACACACCTTGAGCTCTATCTTGTGTTACAGATAGGTCATCTTGAGGTAGTAGGAGTGGACGAGACAGGTCTACGTCAAGCCACATACCCCTTCTCTGTCTACTAAGTACATCATTGCTGCTTAAGTATAACATGTGTGTCATACGTGTGCAGTCTGAGAGGTTCTTTGTCCAATAAGAAACTACAAAATCTTTAGCTAAAATATTCTCTGATACTGGATGTTCTTCATCAAAATCCCAATAGGTCTTTTTAAAAGCACAACCAACGATAGGCACTGTAATAAGTACCTTATCCATTTCAGATTCCCAGCTCTCATCTTCTTCTAATACTTGGTAAGACATATGTTTTTCAATACGCTTAGCCTTTTCAATTACTTCAGGGTTAGAATCTTTACCAGATGCTACACCCATTCTAACGATGTCACCAGCTGGTATTAATGCTGGGTAAGCTCTACTATGGAACTGTAAAGCTGCAATTGTAATTAAAGGAAACTTAACGTTAGAAGCACCAGACCATGGGAATGATTTAGCTTCTGCAACTTGTAAAGCAAGCTTCATAGCTTCCTCAACACGTTTCTCCCATTGACTACGAGACTGCTTGTCAATATTAAACTCTTGTACTACGTTGTAACCAATAGTGTTAAGTACACTTTCATCTAACATCTCAGCGATGTTAGGTGAAGCTAAGAGTTTTTCTATTTTAATTTTAACGTCTAGATCCATATTTTAATATCCTGTTACGCGAGAGCGTCCGTCGTTTTGTATTGATTTAAGGGTTTTTTGGTACTCATATTCATCTTCTTCTTCAGGAGAGTCAGCGTTCTGTACTTGGTCTACAACCAAGCCTAACCATGATAATGCATCCACTTGGTCATCATGTCTTGCTTTAGGGAAGCGTACCATCTCTTCTTCTAAATCAGGATACCAAGGAGCACTCTTATCAAACTTAACACCACCTGCTTTAAACCTTGCTTGAAAACTTCTTGCTCTTGCTTGTTTATCTTTTGTAGGTGTCATAGGATATAAGTTCATATATACTTGACGATTGATTTGTTCTCGTCTTAATATGGCACCAATAGCCTTTTCAATTGCACCCTTCTCAGTTACAAAGTACTGAGGGTCATACTTCTTCTGTACTGCAAACATCTCATCGACAATCTCTAGAGCATCCCAACGACCTCTACGAATGTCTACAATGTTCATAATACCATCAGAGTCAATTCCGCCAATAGCAATAACAGTGTAGTCGCTACGATCTCTTGTAGAGATAGCAAAGTCCACTGCAGCGTAATAAGTAAGTTTCTTTTCTTTATGTCTGATTGCATCTAATGTATGTTTTGGTATTTCAATAAAATCGTTACGTTTAAAATAAGAAGTGGACTCATCAATAGGATAGTTTAAAAACTCCTGAGCATACACTTCTGGAATACCTTGCTTTGTGTAATCTTCTTTCTTATTTCTAAAGTAGTCTGCATCATACCTATCAGACCATAATATCTGTTGGTAGTCTTCAGAGTGTGCTCTATATCTTACACTACGCCATTCAACACGCTTACGTGTAGAATAAGTCTTTAATGGTTCTTTTTGTACATAGTCGCCATCATAGTCTGGTGGCATAAGTCTATTTAGTAAAGAGTCAAGATGTAGTATTGTTCCTACAATACGTACAATACCATTCTGTGATCTAGAAGGTAATAGAGCAGCATAGAACCATCGTCTAAACTTCTCACGTCTATCTTTAGAAGCAACTTGTTCGTCACCTTCTAAGTCATCACAGATAATTAAATCTGGTCGACGTTGATCCCACTTAAGACCCCGAACTCTTTGCTCTGCACCACGAACTAAAACTCTAAACTGCTCACCATCTTGAAATTCTACAATGATGTCTGTTTGAGAATCTTTAACAAGTTCTTTAATTTGGAACAAGTTAATAAGATCATCGTTGTTTATTAGTTCATCTTTTAAATCACTCAGAAAGTTAATTGCTTGACTTTCTGTATCTGAAACTATTAGTGCAAACTTTCTATCTCTAAATAAAAGAGCAGCGAGTAAGTAAGCATGAGTGATTGCAGTGGATTTCCCGTGGGCTCGGGGAGCTGCAATTGCTACTAATGGGTCGTCGCTGCAACAGAGATCCCACCACTCAAGATGGCATTGCGGAGTGGGGGTAGTTCCATCGTATCGTTTTGCTAAACATGCCCCGGTAAAACCGTGGATCATGTCTGGTGTTAATTTCATTTCTTCTTTTGCTTTTCACCAGGTTTGTGACCGTTGTCACTCCTGTTGGCACTTCTACTACGTACACGAGTATTACTAAGAGCTTTTGAACCACCAGCACGTAGAGGTGTTTTATGATCTACGTCTTTACCAGGCTGTCCTTTGGCACGTGCCGCTTTATTTCGAGCCGCTCTGTCCTTTTTAGCTTCTGGAGAAGAGTGATGGTTCTTATACTCGGATTTGTAATCTCTTTTATAATTAGCAGAGCTAGGCATTATTTACAGCCCCATCTTTGACGGGCTGCTTTACCACGCTCACCAGTCCAACCCTTACTACGTGCACAAAATGATTTGTGCCTAGGGTTAGAACTATCTTTAGTAGGAGCTTTTAAATTAGAACCAGTAGCTTTGTTATACTTAGCTCTACCTTTAGCAGTAAGACCACTACCTTCTTTAACAGAAAGTTTCTCACCACGTCCTACTGATAGATTAGGTCCTTTTTTACGTTCAGCCATGATTAATCCTTTTTCGCTGTCTTAGCACTCTGTTTAAACGCTTTTGTTGTAGGAGCACCTTTCGCTCCCACCTTACGCATCTTCTCACCCGAACCAGCCTTAATCCTAACACGCTTTGCATGAATGTTGGCATATAGTCCTGGTTTAGTAGCCATTGATTAGCACTTAGCCTTAGCTTTAGTTTCTTTTTTAGCTTGTTGTTTGGCTTTAGCTTTTTCCATCATAGCTTTTTTAGTTTTAGCTGTAGGACCCATGTCGTTTTCAGAACGACCTACAGTTTTCATGTAGTTATCTTTTTTAGTCTTATCTGAAACTTTAGCTTTACCTGACATTGTTTTAGATTTGTTTGTTGTTGGTGTTGCCATTACTTTCTCCTTAGTTATTTAATCTTTTTAGGTTTCTTAGGTTTAACAAGAATCTTAGCCTTCTTAACGTAAGACTGCTTCTTTTCTTTCTTAGGTTTAGTACCCGTTAAACTCTGAGGGTTTGTCGCTGTCGATATTGCCATCGTTAATGTCCTCTTGTTGAATTGTAGAAGCTACAGCTTCCACTTCTTTAGCACTAGCAAACTTCTCAAATTGAGAAGCTAGTAACTTAAGCCTGTCGTCTACTGCAACTTTGTTTGTGATACTAGTTGGTTCACCCCTGACTAGTTGTCTACGGTTTACCAAGTTGTTAAATAGGTTTGAGAGTACTTTAGTGTCAATTGGTTTACGAACCAAGACACTCTTACGTACATCCCAAAGATAGTCTCCGTTTTGGAGACGTTCTTCAATCTCTGTTAAACTCTTATCGAGTACACTACTGATTCTAGAACCGAGCTTCTCGTTCTGCTCGACGTACACTTTCTTTTGAATTTCAACCCACCAGGGTTCTTCTTTCCATTCCCGTATGTACTTGATAGGAACGTTTGTAAGTTTAGATACTTCGTCTAAGTCACCATAGACGCAGTAAAGAGTGCAAGCGTCAATCTTAGTTTGCTGAGGAAACCATTCCGGAGCATGATGTTTAGCTTTGAGGGGTCTTCCACGACGTGGAGTAGTTGATATTTCTTGACCATCTAAAAAATATCCACTTGACACTTCTTCATTCTTCTGATCTAAATCTTCACTCATGATAATATTATATCATAAGAATTTAAAAATGTCAAGTAGTATTTGAGTATGCTAGTTACTTGTTCATAACATACATAGTTACTTCAAAACCGAAACGTAGTTCGGTTGCAGCTGGAGTAGTCCACATAGTTTGTCCTTTCGTATATTAAAATATATAAGCTCTTTAAGCTTACCATAATATTATACTCCCCTTTTAAAAATATAACATGCGTATTTTCATGAAAAATATATAAGACAGGAATATAATATATTTATCTTGACAAGATAATATATTTATGTTAAAATCAATAATTATATATTAATAATAATATTTATATAGTAATTATACTAATTAACTAATATATTAATATACTAATTAACTAATATTAATTAAGTAATCGATTAGTACCTAATCTATCCCCGACGTAATTCCCCCTCCGAGGACGTAAGTCCGAGGTCTAATCCTAATCGTAGTTACCGAGGACCACTTAATAAGATCCCGTAATGAACGGTGTTCTTAATCAACTAGGCTTAATAGTAAAATTTATATAAAATATAGTTGATAGCCATTCACACAAAACAATCCATTAGAGATTGCCTCCCCCGGCCCCCTAAAGGGGTCCTGAATGACCATTGTGTATATTACTAATCATAGAGCCAAGGGGATTGAATGGTGTGCTATGCACCAATATAATAAATCAAACACTTACACAATAATAATTATTCATTTAATTCTACCTAGACATACCTCTACAACGCACACAATCAATCTATAACGCACGATTATATTCTCAACGATATGTTGAGTCATGCCTTCGGCCTGCCTCGTTATTATACTTCTTTAACACCGTCCCGTTTCGCCGGGACATCACGACAACCTGAGTCAGGTTGAACACAATCAAACCCATCAGTGTCATATATCGAACACGACAAGTAGTCGTGTCCTCTTTTAAAGGTGTCCTTGTCCCGTCAAGGACCAAGACGGCCCCGTGATAACGAATTGTATCATACAAATCAAATCAACGATAAACCTGTTGATTCCTCCTCTAGCGTTCCGGCCGGGCTTTAAACGCAAACCACATGCCACCACTTTAGCCCGGTGACTTTGTATGAGTGAAAAAGTGCACACGGGGAAAACCTAGTGTGTTTATTTTAAAACCTTTCAAGGAGTATCTTATGTTACATAATGCACACATCATAGATTATTATCAACACCTAGATAATATTCGCAAATTCTTAATTGAATTAAATAACCAAGGAGAATAATATGCAAGACTCAAAACAACTTTATCTCTTCAATGATATGAACTATGATGATATGGAATCAGATGACTACGAAGAAGCGTATTTCAACTATCTTCTTGACCATCTTGATGAAACAGAATCAGACCGCGATGATGCATTTGAATCATCAATGTATGATGACGGAAAACCCCTCACTCGCTAGTGAAGGGGTATTTCCTTTGTATTATTTATTAACTTTTATATATTTTTAAGGAATCACAATTATGGCAACAATCGATTACAATGAAATTAATACTTTCTTAAAAGAAAAGAATTTATCAGCATCACAGAAACTAGCTATCGGTCGTTCTCTTATCCGTAGTGCAAGTTCAGCCTTTGGTGCATACAATAGCCCCTTAGCTCAAAAGATATTTCAATTACGAGATGATTTAGAACTTATCTCATTAGCTAATAAATTTTACATGGCTAATCGTAATACCAAAACACACACTGTAGAAGAATTACTCGAAGGTGGTCGTGAATTAGCTCGTCAATCTGCTCAAGCTTCAATGAACAAAGAACAAACAGAAGCTAATCGTGGTAGACCTGAGTTAACATATCCTAATCAAACAAACAGTGCTGACTGGGGTAAAGTTTCACAATAATCTAACATGGCAGGGTTTCAGCCCTGCCTTTCTTTTTAGGAGACTTTCATGTGGTATAAACTTCGCAACAAAGATACTAATGCAACTATTTTCTATGATGAACTTTCAGATTATCTTTTCTATCGTGGCTGGCGTATTGAACGCGAAGCTAAAGCTTCTGAAGTTGATTACTTTGATGTCCTTGCAGTTGAACACGACATCATGGAATCAGTCTACGAGTAATCGTAGATTTTCACTCTACGACTCTGTCATGCAAAATTGGGCACAAATCAATAAGGATTGTTATGGACATTAATCATTTAGATATTCAAATTACTTGTATGGCTACTGCTATATATGCAGAAGCTAATACACAATCTAATGAAGCTAAATATGGTGTTGGTTATCTTATTCTTAATCGTGTCAAGAATGGTAATTTTGGTAAAGACATTTGTGAAGTTGTATATAAAAATGGACAGTTCGAAGGTGTGCATGCTATAGTAACAAATAAACATTCATACCCTTCTAAATTGGACATGATTAATACAAAGTTGTTAGCGTTAAAAGTGTATACTCATAAAGTTATTAATCCAGTAGGTAAAAGTTTATACTTTCATGACGATTCAATATCGTCAATGCCTTGGGGTAAACGAACTACTAAGATTGATAACTTAATTTTCTATTAATAATCAAGGAGATAATTATGGCGGATGATTTTGATAATCATTATGATATCAGTGATGGTGATGGATATCATGATCAAGAAGAAGCTCACTTCTATTTTACCATTGCAGAATTTGAATGGTTAATTAAAGAACATGGCTGTGCGTTTGTATTAAGTAAATTGGATACTGAAATCTATAAACAAATTAAGGAGAAAATAAATGTGTAATTGTGAAGACGACTTAAACTGTGTTCCAAAGTATAAAACAAAATTTACTTTAGTTGAAAAGATAATTGAATATAGTGTTGCTGTCATTTTAATATTAACAGTTATTACTATAACCATTGCACTAATAAACCCTCATTACTTTGGATAAGTCCCTACGACTGCAGCATTTGCTATGCCTGCAGTCTAGGGTAAATGTAATCATTTTAAAA